ATGCTCGAAGATTTGCTGGGATCGTGGCAGTTGACTATGAAGGCCGAGCGTAAGGCCGACAAGACCATCAAGTCGTACTCCGAAGGTGTGCAGAGGTTTCTGGCGTGGTGCGCGTCGACCGGCACGACGCCGGAGTTGACGGCGAAAACGGTCGAAGCCTTCATTGCCGACCTATTGGAACACGGTGCCGAGGCCTCAACGGCGCTGTCGCGTCAGAAGGCGCTGCGGCTCTACGCCGAGTGGCTGGTGCGCGAAGGCGAGATGGATTCAAACCCGCTCGTTGGACTCAAGCCGCCCAAGCAGGACAAGAAGGTCACGCACGGGCTGACCGAAGATCAACTCAAGCGACTTATCAAGGCGTGCCAGGGCAAGACTCTTCGGGACAGGCGCGACGAGGCACTAGTTCGGCTGATGGTGGAGACCGGCATCCGAGCCAGCGAGACCGTCTCGTTGCAACTGCCTGATGTGGACTTAATCCAGGGTCGGGCTATCGTCCACCGCGGCAAGGGCGGAAAAGGTCGAACGGTATCGTTCGGACCGCAGACGGCGGCATGCCTTGATCGCTACATTCGCGCCCGCAAGGCGCACCACCTCGCCAGCAGCACGGCCCTGTGGGTGGGCGGTCGGACGGGGAAACCATTTACCTACCCCGGACTGGACAAGACGCTGAGGTATCGCGCCGAGGTCGCCGGGATCGACGGCTTCCACCTTCACCTGCTCCGGCACACGTTCGCGCAGCGATGGCTTCGCGCCGGCGGCAGTGAGCAAGGGTTGATGGCGGTCGCCGGTTGGGAGAATAGGCAGATGCTGGATCGCTACACATCCGCCTCTGCCTCAGAGCGCGCACTAACCGAAGCGCAGAAGCTCGGGCTTGGCGATCTGTGATCCCGGTCACGGCGGGCTGGCAAACCTCAGCCCCGAATCCGCGCATATCCGGCACGAATGTCGTTTATGACATCATAAGAGCAGGTTAAGGCAATAAATGACACTGCTGTTCGCTTCGATCCGGCAGCACAGCCTTGCATACTGCTTTCATGCACCAGCAAACGCCCGCAGAGCTCACACTCACCGCCAAACGAAACGCCCACAAGAGTTGGGCGGCAACACCCGACAGGACTAAGCGCACCGCGCCAGCCCGCCGAGCATTCGAAAACCGATTCCTGCGGCAGGCCGACGGCGACCCAGTACGCGCCGAGTGCCTCCGCAAGGCCTACTTCGCCGATCTGGCCCTCAAGTCCGCCCGCGCCCGCCGCCGTCGCGGCGCGATGGACAAGCGGGAGACGACCCGGCCGGGTGGCGCACGATGACCTCACTTGTCGAGATGGTCACCGGCGAGGCAACCGCCCGGCACGCGCACCATGAGGCAGGGCACGCGGTTGCCGCCGTCGCAAGAGGCGGCACACTGGTCGATATCTACCTGGGCCATGCCGATTGGTCGACAACCGATGAAATCGCCGATACGCCCGGCGGCACAGTGCACGAATCGCGTTGGGAAGATCAGCCGTTCGTGACGTTCGCCGGTCCCTGCGCTACCGCGATGTGGATTCTCCACAACGATCCTGACGTCGATGACCTCGGTGAGGCCCTAGCCTTCGGCTGGGATGAGGAAGACCACGACCGCGAAAAGTACGACGCCCGTGTAGAACCCCTACAGACAGCCGCCGCCGAGTTGGGCTTTCCCCTGCCGTGGCTCCCGTGGGAGTCCGAGTGGTGTGACGAACTTGAGGAGCTGTGGCCCGCCATCGAACAAGTAGCTGCGCTGCTGATTGACGGTCAACCCGTAGACCATCGGGTTGTGGCGGAATTGGTAGAACAATTGCGGCCTCAAATCCGCAGGTAGACAATTTATCGTAAATTCAAGGACGCTATTCGATAGAATAGGGATAGGACGACAGTGGCTGGACGGCCACCCATCTGGAATCATTTTGTTCGCTTAAAATGGGCGCAGGAATACCAATACAGTCCTGACGGGCGCATCCGCGATAAGAGCCGAAATGTGCTCACCGAACGTGGGCCAGAATTTCAGGTCGTGCTCAGAGTCGCGGGCGCCCGAAAGGGATTCCCGAAGCGGGAAATTCTCGCGCTTGAATACTTCGACACCCCGCCACGATCCGATTGCGTGGTATGTGGCAAGGGGCCGCACTATCGGGTGGTGCATCTCGACGGGAACCACCGCAACTGTGCCCGAGACAATCTGAAGTACGCCCCCGACGAACTGGCAGCCCGCCGGCATCAAGTGAACTGCTTTGACCGGTTGATGCGCCGACGTCCTGAAGGCACTGCGTGGGGCGTGGGGATATCGCCCGGTTGCATTGGGTTCACCCGCGCCACAAGGTCGACATGAAGCCGTTCAAGTACGCCTACCTTGAAGCACTGCGAGACGCAGACCTGACGCACACCGAGTACCGGGTTCTGGTGAATCTGCTGACGTATGCCGACGCTGACGGGACCAACGCCTATCCCAGCATCGCAATGCTGGTGGATGACTGCCTGCTGAGCGAACGGCAGGTGCAACGCTGCTTACGGCGCTTGTGTGAATCGGGCTGGATTCGGGTGGCGAGTCCCGGCGGACGGATTCGCGGCGGACGGGGCAAGGCGACCGAGTACGTCCTGACTACCCCCAAAAAGGGTGTCAATGGTGTCACCCTTTCTAACACTAATAGGGTGACAAATCCGAACAAAAGCCCAGAGGAAAAGGGTGCCACGGGTGACGCCCCACCAATGCAATTACCACATACGGGAGCAAAGACTCCCGTAGATGAGGGATATAAAGAAGATCCATGGGGTCGGGTTGGGTAGCGGCTCGCTACGCTCGCCGGGGCTATCCATTCTCTCAGAGATAGCTATCTACCTCTATGGCTTCTGGATAGCACTTGGGTGGAGTTCCGCGCGTCTTTGCTACCAGGGCCGCTACAACGGATAGCAGAAAGAATCGAATGAGAATCAAGACCGACAACGGCAACGACATTATCATCGCGCACCGCGCAAATGGCGGTGCGGTGATCGAGCAGGGACAGTCGCACATCTTGTTGAACAGGACTGAGCTTCACCTTTTCGTGGGCGCTCTGAATGACTTCACCCGCGAGTATCAACCGCCGCCCCGCCTTCAGCGTTTCGTCGGCGGTGTCGAGCAATTTTGACGAAAGTAGGTTGTCCTGATCCATCCGACTCATGTCGACGTCATGGTCGACGCGAACAGTTCGGACGTCGCCTTGCGGTTCGACGACGGCGACGTTTTCGCGATGTCGGCATCGCTGGCCGCTCAGATCGGCCGAAGCCTGCTGGACGCGACTAGTCGCCGTCCGCGTGCGGTGAGTCCCGCCAAAGCGCGATTCCTGCCGACGCAATAGTTTTCTCCGCCCTCAAATAGCCTGTCCGCCACCGTGACACCGGCAGGGCGGGTTTAGGGCGTTCCTGCGCTCCTGCGAACCCAATACGCCCCCACGACTTCCCCGCTGGCACGGCGGGTCTTGCCCAACTCACCGGCACCGTGAGGTTGAGCCGTCCCGGCACCGGACGTAAAACCCCAATTCCCCTTGTGGGCCGCAGCCTTGGCACGAGGCGCGCTCACCTACCAGAAAGCACAAACATTGAAGGAAAAGCTGACGCGGCTTCAGGAACTCCGCGCAGATGCAATTGCGAAGCGAAACAGCATCGTGACGACTGTCCAGTTCGAAGGGCGCGACAATCTCAGTTCGTCCGAGACGGTGCGGTTCAAGAAGTTGTCCGCCCAGATCACCAACCTGGATCGGGAAATCGCCGACGTGCGCGACGATATCGCGCGGTCTGGCCGCGACAACGCGACCGCCTCCCACGTCGCTCGGGCTAGCGCCCGCATCGGCGGCGGCGGCACCGATTGGGCGACCCGCGCAGCGACCGCCATGCACAAGATGGGCGGCGAACACCGTGCGGTCACTTCCGGCAGCATCGACGTACCGACGCTGGTGGAGCCCGACGTCACCCCGAAGGCGCGCCCCGAACGCCTACTTGATCTGTTGGTCAACCGCACGGCGATCCCCGGCAACGCTTTTGAGTACTTCCGCCAATCGGTGAGAACCAATGCGGCCGACACCGTGGCGGACTCCGCGACAAAGCCCACCAGCACTTTCACGGTCGAGCCGATCACCGACAGGGCAAGAGTCATCGCCCATCTGTCGGAGCCGATCCCGCTGCGCCTGCTCGCCGATCACGACGAACTGCGCATGTTTCTGGATGCGGAAATGCGCGCCGGTGTGCTCGACGCCCTGGAAGCGCAGATCGTCTCGGGCAGCGGAACCGGTGAGGACTTCACCGGCATCCTGACCGCTACCGGCACGACCGCCGTCGCGTTCGACACCAGCCTGCACGTCACCCTGCGAAGTGCCCTCACTGCGGCACAGACCGCCGGTGAGCGCCCCACCGCATGGGTGCTGTCGCCGGCCGACGCCGAGACGCTGGACCTCACCCTGGAAACCTCGGGCTCGGGCTTCCTGCTCGACGGTGTGAACGCCTCAAACGCGGGCAGTGGCAACGTATTCGGCAACACCTTGCCGCGTGTGGTCAGCCCATCCATTCCGGCTGGCACCGCCCTGCTGGCGGACTGGTCGAAACTGCGCCTCTACGTCCGCGAAGATGTCCGCATCGACGTCGACACGGCGGGAGCGGACCTGTTCGACAAGAACCTTGCCAAGCTGCGCGCAGAAGGTCGGTTCGGCATGGGACTGTTGCGCCCGTCGGCATTCTTCAAAATCGATTTGACGGCGTGATATTGGACGACGACCGCTTCTTCGTCCCTGTTGACGAATGTGCACGGCGACTGAACCTGACCACGGCGGAAGTCATGGAGTTGGTTCGCCTCCGTGCGCTGCGGTCCGTCGCCGTCGTTGATGAGGTCTGGGTAGAACCCGCAATCATCAGCGGCACACCGTAGACGTGCGCACCCCGAGGGGCTTTCCTATTCACCCTCGGGTGCGCCGACCGCCGCGGAACTAGGTATTCGATCGCTTCGGTGATCGGGGGGCACTAAGCCCGCCCCCGGCATGGGCCTAGTTCAAGCCCCGCGAGTGCAACCCCGGTAACGGGGTCGGGTTCGCCCGACGCGGGGCACGCGGCGGTTTCCCATCACAGAACAGGTTTGACCTATCAACGCCCGCGACATTGAGAAGGCCATCGCCGAGGCGGTAGCCGAAAGCAAAGACCTCCACGGCGAGTTCGACAAGTTAGTCGAGGACGTCGCCGACACCTGGCGCAAGCTCTCCCCCGAAGACACCGGAGATTACAAGCGCCACATCAAGAAACAGCCTCTCCGCGCCCGCCTAAGCGAAGCCGCACTACGCCGTGGCGCGCCCATCGGGCAGGTCTACAACGACTCCGAGATCGCCCACATCATCGAATGGGGCTCCGAGGACACCCCCGAGCACGCGCCCATGAGAAAAGCCGCCGCGCGATTCAGCAGTGAAAGCAGATAGCCATCGCAAACGTAGTACTGGACTTACAGACAAAAGTCGACCCACGTTCGACCTCACGCGCCGCCCAGGACTTGACCCGCGAGTTCACCGAGGCGGGCCAGAACGCGGGCACCCGCTTCTCCCGTGAGTTCGAGCAGCGCATGCGCAACGTGGACGCCAGCAGCGCAGCCAACAACGCCGCCCGCGAGTTCGGTTCGGCAGGCACTCGCGCCGGCCGACAGTTCGCCGACTCCGCCACTAGTGGTATGCGCGGCGAGTTCTCCGACGCCGGGAGGGAAGCTGCCCGCGAGTTCCAGCGGTCCTTTGAGCGCCAAGCCAACCCACGGGTGGACATCAACGCCCGCACCGCCGCCGCCGACGCTGGCGATGACGCGGGCGACTCGTTTACCGGTGGCTTCACCGGTGCTCTAGCGGGATTGGGCAGCCGTGGCGGTCCTATTGGCGCCGCCATCGCAGGCGGAGCACTGGCGGGTATCAAATTGATTGGCCCGCAGATCGAAGCGGCGATGGCGCTAGAAGCCTCCCAGGACTTGACCGCCGCCCGCCTCGGACTTGATGACGCGACTATGAAGAAAGTCGCTGACGGTGCCGCCCAAGCCTTCTCATCCAACTGGGGCGAGTCCATTGAGGCCAACCTTGGTACCGCCACAGCGGCAATTCAATCGGGGCTACTCGCGCCGTCCGCCGACACCGGCGACGTGCAGAAGATGATCGCCCAACTCACCGACGTCTCGACGTTGCTCGGCGACGACATCCCCGCCGTGGCCCGCTCAGCCGCCCAGGCCATCCGTACCGGTATCGCCACCGACGCCACCCAGGCCTTCGACCTGTTGGTGGTGGGCCAACAGAAGGGCCTCAACGTCTCCGGTGATCTTCTCGACACCGTTGATGAGTACAGCACCCAGTTCCGCAAGCTCGGGTTGACCGGTGAGGAAGCTTTCGGGCTACTGACCCAAGCGGTCAAGGGCGGCGCGAGGGACACCGACATTGCCGCCGACGCCCTCAAGGAGTTCTCCATCAGGGCTGTCGATGGATCGAAGACCACGACCGATGCGTTCACCGCGTTGGGCCTCGACGCCGACGAGATGGCGCGCCGTTTCGTCGCGGGCGGACGGGCCTCGGCGACCGCCTTCGATCAAGTGGTCGACAAAATCCGCGGCATCCACGATCCGGTCGAGCAGTCGCGTATCGCCGTGGAACTATTCGGAACTCAAGCCGAAGACCTCGGCGGGGCACTGAACAGATTCGATCTGAGCAAGGCTGTCGAGGAGTTCGGTCGGGTCGAGGGCGCCAGTCAGGCCGCCGCCGACAAAATGGTCAGCAACTCGCAAAGCGAATGGCAGCAAGCCGGACGCAACATCCAAACGGTCATTGCCAAAATCCGCGACTCGCTCAACATCGACGACTGGTTTGAGGATTTGCCCACCGCCTTGAACGATTTATTCGATGATCCGCCAAAACTAAGGAAAGGCGCCCCCGGTCTGCCCGCTGACCCCAGGATCAAACAGGGGCCTGCGGTCAACCCGCCCGCCCTGCCGAGACCCCAAGTCAGCAACCCGCTCGATATCATCGCGCCGACCCGCGCGCCGGGAACGGGTGGACCCACCAACAGCTACAGCCCGAGCCTTGACCAGCTCACGCAGATCGCGGAGCGCTTCGGGCTGGAACTAACGAGTGGATTCCGTGCCGAGCCGGGGTCATTCCACGCGACAGGCAACGCCGGTGACTTCAGCGGTCCGCCCGCCGCCATGCGAGCGTTCGCTGAATTCATGGCAGCCAACTACGGTTCGCAGCTTCAGGAACTCATCTTTGAAGACCCGCGCTTCGGGCCGGAATCCTTTAAGAACCAGATCGATTCAGGCCAGATCGTCGGACCCGGCGGCGGCGACTACGGCTTCTTCGCCGGTGCAGGCAATCACGATGACCATGTCCACGTCGCGACCGGGCCTGACGGACTGATCCCGGTCAAGGACGGCGCGGTCCCGGTGACCGTGGTCGACACCGCCCACGGTGCATATCCGAGTAGTGCGAGTGGCACCGCGACGTCATCAGCACCCAGCATGGGGCAGATCGGCAGTCCGCTGGATCAAGACTTTGGCGCATCCCAAGGACTTGCGGGACTGGCTGACAACCTCACACGTTTCGTCGGCAATCTCGCCTTCGCACCGACGCTTGGTGCCCTCAGCGCGGTCAGCCAAGCATCACCCGTACAAGGCGGATACGGCTTGGCTGGCATCCTCGGCGCTCAGAACATGGCGGCGGGCTTGTCGCCGTTGGGTTTTGGTCCCGCTGCGATGGGGCCAGCACCGTTAGGTGGCGGCGTGGGTGGTCCCATCACACCCGGTATCCCCGGCATGCCCGGTCCGCTGGGGCAACCCGGTCCGTTCGGACCGCCACCCGGTCCTGTCGGGTTGGCACCGGGACAAGGCGGGTTTCAACCCAGCAGCGGCGGATTCAGCGGCGTCGGTGGCCTGCCACTAGCAGCAATGCAGACCGCAGCTTCGGGCCTCGACATGCTCGCACCCGGCGCAGGGCAGGCGGCGCAGACGGGCATACAACTGATCAACCGGACCATCGCGTACGGTGGACAAGCAGCCGCCATCGGCGTAAATGGTCTTTTGGAAACATTCGGGCTCCATGATTCTCAGCTTGGTAGCCCACAGAACTCCTGGATTGGCCGGATAGCTTCCAGCCTCGCCGGTGCCGCTCCCGCGCTACCGACGTCAGCGGGACAGACTCAACCCCCCGCACCGCCGCAGGATGATCCGAACCGGACCGAACACGGTCAGGGACAAGGTCAACCACCGGGCCCGCAGATCAACATCGAGAACTGGAATCAAGCACCGCACCGCGACACTCAGAAATCGTTGGCGGACTTGCAATTCCAAAGCCACGCCTCATGGGGCGGTAGGTAATCAAGCTTCCGACTGGTGGGGGGCTTCGGGCGTTACAACCTCCAAAGCCGCGTCCGAAACCCACCAGTCGGCCCTCTCCCTGCTGGGAATAGCAAACTTAGTCGTCTGGCGCCCAGCATGACGGGGAGAGGTTAAGCCCCGCCGGGGTCTCCGTTGAATAGTGGTTCCCCAACGGACCCCGGCGGGCACCCCAGGGGCGGGGTCAAAAAGTCCTGTGGCACACGATCCCCGACATTCCTGTCGCTGGATTTTTTCGCCAAGAGGGTCCGACCTCAACATTTCCCAGCAACACCCTCAACACCCCAAGGAACACCCGTGCCCGAAGACCTGACGCCGGCCGACGTCGCCCAGTACACCCGTGGCCGTCTCTCCGCCGACGACCCCGAGACACTGCGCGCCCTGAACGCCGCGCTGGCGAAGGCCCGCCGCTGGTGTGGATGGCACGTCAGTCCCGTCCGCACAGAAACTCTGACGCTGGACGGAAGCGGCTCCCTGGTACTAGAAGTACCTACGCTGAAAATCGTCAGCCTGACCTCTGTTAGTGAGGGCGGCACCGCCGTCGACCTCGCCGAGGTCCACCAGTCTCACGACACCCCCGGCTTGTTGGTGCGCACCACACCGTGGACGTGCGAATGGGGAGCCGTCGAGGTCACCTTGACCCACGGCTTCACCGCCGCCGAAGCGCAGGACTGGCGTGAGGCAGTGTTGGCGATGGTGGATCAGGCGACCCTCAACGTGGGCACCGGCGCGGCTGGTTCCGTGGTATCCCAAAAGGTCGATGACGTCGAGTATTCCTGGTCAAACGCCGCGCTCGGCACGACGGCGCTGGATAGCTACCGGTTGTTGCCGGTATAACGGCTACTCGCCGCGCTAGGCGGTACGCCATTCGATTTCTGACGCTTCAGGGACTCCACAGTCTGCGGGCCGACGCCCTTAACCAGCAAGGCGATCTCGTCGGTAGGCACTCGCTCGCCGAGCATCTGATACACGACGTAGGGGCGCGTCTCTACGGGGAGAGTGACATCCGCTAACCCCTGTGCACGCCAAGCATCGGTGAACGTCTCGAAACCGAGCGGTTCCCAAGCCCGCCGTTCGATTACCTCTGCGATAACCGGCAGCGGATTCAGGGCTTGCCATAACCGCTCAGCGTCACCCATGCCCTCAGCGTCGGGCGTCAGCCGTGCCATTGGTCCGCCGCCCGCATCGCCTCGTCAAGGGTGTAGAAGTGGGACCACTGCTCATGGAGGTCCGCAGCGCCCTCGGTACCGAGCAGGCGGATCACAAGCGTCCAATCCTCAGCCCTCGTCGTGCCGTTGAACATGATGCGGAATTCACGCCCGTCGCGGACCTTTCGGTACCGCCACTCGGGCATGACCGCCTCGGGGCTATGTTCCCACTGCTCTGTAGTTGCCTTCATGCCAGCCAGCATGGGCAGGTCGCGCGGGGTGGTCAACCAGAATGTCGAAAATGACACCGGGTTGTCAGAGCCTCCCCGTCACGGGTAGCGACGTTTGCCTAGTCTAAGATACCGACCGGCACAACGCTCCGAGATTTGCCCATTTCAGCAGGTCGCAGCATAGCGTGAGGCGTTATCTACCGAACTGGTAGTTACCGAACGTCATGCGGTCAGCGTGCCAGGCGGGGTCTCACGCGTTGGCCCGTTCCTCAGCCTTGGCCAGTTCGGCCTTCCACTGGCGGAAGGTCTCCTCCGTGCGGCCACGGCGCCAGTACCCCGAGATAGACGACGCCCACTTGGCCGGCACACCCCGTTCCTTGCGGATGTAGGGCCGCAGATTGTGCATGACCGTCTGCGCCTCGCCGTGGATGAAGACCTGCACCTGACCCGGCAGCCACGGCGTCTCCTTGACCGCGGCGATGAGCGGGGCGTGGTCACCGGCCTGATCCTCGGGCACCAGGTCGGCACGGCCCCCGCGGTAGATCCAGCGCACCTCTACGCCGTCGGGTTTCTTCAGCGGTACCTCGTCGTCGGGCCCCGCGACTTCGATGAAGACGCGGCCAATTGCATTGTCGGGCAACGCTTCCAGGGCTGCGCTGATCGCCGGCACGGCTGCCTCGTCGCCGGCCAGCAGGTGCCAGTCCGCGGCGGGGTCGGGTGCATACGCTCCGCTGGGCCCCATCAGGTATGCGGGTTGCCCGGGCACCGCCGAGGCCGCCCACGGTCCGGCGACGCCGTGCTCTCCGTGCACCACGAAGTCGATGGAGATCTCGCGGCGCTCGGAGTCGACCTGACGCACGGTGTAGGTGCGCACCGTCGGCCGCTGCTCGGGCGGCAGCGACGAGAAGCTGTCCATGGTCAGCGGCTGCGGCAGGCTCGCGACGTCGATGTCGGAGTTCACGATCACGATCTTGACGTAGGCGTCGGTGAAGTCGTTCGGGGTGAACGTGTCGAATCCCCGGCCACCCAGCACCACCCGGATGAGATGCGGTGTCAACTGCTCGGTACGCACCACCTCGAAGGTGTGTATCGGACGTCCTGCCACTTAATCCTCCAAACCTCGACCGGTCATCAATTAGCCGGTCTTATCGACTATACGAGCGGGTTTCGCACGTCGGGGCGCTACCTCGCGCCGCTCCCTGTGCACTTCGGCTCCTGTGTACTTCATTGTGACGCCAGCTTCCACCGCCCGTCTCGGCACACCACCAGGCCGGAAAGCTCGAGATTCGCCAGCGGACCCAGCACCTGACGAGCCGGCAGCCCGGAGGTCACAGCGATCTCGTCGGCTGTAAGACCCCCACGGCGCGGCAGCGCGTCGTAGACCCGTTTGTCGGTTTCGGTCAGCTCGTCCAGCGGTGAGACGGCACGCTGCTCGTCCGGCGCCAGTTCCCCGATGCTTCCGACCAGTTCGACGACGTCTTCTGCGCGCGTCACGATGTGCGCAGCGTTCCGCAGCAGCGCATGGCATCCGACCGATGCCGCCGACGTGACCGGCCCGGGCACCGCGCATACCGCACGTCCCAACGAACGCGCCCAGGCCGCCGTGTTCGCCGCACCGCTGCGGGCCCCGGCCTCCACGACCACTGTGGCCCCCGCCAGCGCAGCGACCAATCGGTTGCGGGTCAGGAAGCGGTGGCGCGCGGGCCGTACGCCGGGCGGATATTCGCTGAGCAACAAGCCGTGTTCGGCGATCCGCCGCAACAGCGCCGCATGCCCCGCGGGGTACGGAACGTCGATACCTCCGGCGAGCACCGCAACGGTCAATCCGTCGGCGGCCAGGGCGGAGCGGTGGGCTGCGCCGTCGATGCCGAATGCACCACCGGATACCACCGCGACGTCGCGCTCCGCGAGCCCCGTGGCGAAGTCGGCCGCCACGAATTCGCCGTACGCGGTGGCCGCCCGGGTACCGACGACCGCCGCCGCCCGCCAGGCGACCTCGTCGAGGGCCGCCGGCCCGATGGCCCACAACGCCATCGGCGGGTGTGCCTGCGATCGCCGGTCGCCAACCCCAGCGAACCCGGTGAACGCCAGCAACGGCCACTCGTCGTCGTCGGCGGTGAGCAGCCGCCCGCCGAGTCGCGCCAGCACGGCGAGATCCTCTGCGGCACAGTCGATGTCACGCCGAGCCTCGACATAGCGGTTGATATCGTCGCCCGCCCGGCCGCGCCGCACGCGCTCCGCAGCCTCGACCGCGCCCACTCGCTGCACCAGGGCCGCCAGCGCGGGACATGGCGGTTCGGCCACCCGCGAGAGGTACGCCCAGGCTTTGGCGAGTTCATCGGTCATCGCGCACCTCCGGCGGGTCGGAAACTCAACGCGGTGGTGACGTCGTCAACCGTCGGCGACGTCCGGCCGGCGAGGTCGGCGAGCGTCCACGCGACCCGAAGCCCAACAGAGTCGCATTACTGGAAGGAAGACCTATGCCCACGATCAACGTTCCGAACCTGCCCGTTCCAGCCGGAGCCGCAGCCGACGAGTGGTGCGACCTGCTCGAAGGGCCCGACGCCATCCGGTCCCTGAACTGGTCCAAGCACGACGCCGCCGGCGTCGGCGTTGGCGTTGACGGCCTCCAATACGGTGACGGGCGGGTCGACCGTTTCGTAACGATCTACGCCGACAACCCCGAGCTGACCGCCGACGAAGCACGCGCGGTCGCCGTCGCGCTCAACGAAGCGGCAGCAGCGCTCGAATTGGTGCAATCTCGGCTCGCCGCGGAAGGTTAGGCTGAGATCGCCTTGCCGGCCCCGCCCACACTCTCCGAGTGGGCGGGGCCGGTCAGTTTCCGATCCCGACGCGACTCGGTCACGGCCCCATCCCTGGCTGTCCGGCTCTGGTGACGGCGCGGTGCTCGTTCTGGCGGCGGCGCCGCTCAATCTCATCAGGCGACCAGCCGACGTTGCCGTGGATTTGCGTCGAGGCGTCGATGACGGTCGACGGTCCCGGCGCGCCGGTGCCGGCGTGGGTGTTGCCGGGCGGCATTGGCGGCGCGGCGATGTCCGGCATACCGAACGGCGCCGACGACGTACTGGCGTCCTGCGGGCCCTGCATCTCCGCCGGAATGCCGAGCGCTGCGCCCAGCAGGCCGCCGGGAGCCCACTCGCCGTTCGCATAGGCCGACGCCATCGGAATAGCTGTACTGAGTAGCGCTTCGGCGGCCTGGACGCCGGGGAAGCTGGCGATATCGGGCAGCCATGAGCCGACCCCGAACGTCTCCTTCAGGAACGAGCCGCCGATGGCTCCCAGCTCGCCGAGCACCGGCGACTGCGTTCCCTCCTTGCCTCGCTTCTTGTCCTTGGGCGCCTCGCGCGCCTCGGTGAAGTCGCCCCTCTTTGCCTCATCGGCCTCGGAGCGGGCATCGTCGCGTTCGCGGCGTGCGACCTTGGCGTCGTACTCGGCCTTGCGCACAGCCTCGTCGGCCTGGCGGCGTTCCTCGGCACTCGCGTCGGCTTCCAGCTCGTCACGTCGTGCCTTCGCTGCGATGACTGCCGAATCGGCGTCGAGAATCCTCTGCTCGGCGTCCTCGGCGCGCTGCTCAGCCTCGCGGACCTTCTCCGGGTCGACCTCGTAGTACCCAGGCTGGCCGAACTCGTTGTATCCCGGCGTGCCGATACCGGCCTCATAGCCGGGCCCGAAGGCGTTGTTGACGTCCGCGCTGACCGGGCCGGGCCCGACCCCTGACATGGGCCCGACCCCTGACATGCCGTTGTACGACAGCGGCTGATTTCCGACCCCCATTCCGACGCCAGACGACCGCACCGCAACGTGGACGTGATCCCAATGGTCCTTCCCGCCGAACACCGAGGGATCGACCGCCTTACCCTCGTCAACCAGCTGGGTCATCTGCGGATGGTCGAAGATCAACTCGGCCAACTGCGAGCCGTAGTTGGAGAACATGTACTGCGCGAACGCCAGCATTCTGTCGACCGGCCCAGCGAAGTCGCCGGCCTGGCCGCTGCTGTGAAACGACGTCGTTTCCGCTTCGCGACCGGCGCGCCCCGACGTAAGTGTGAGGCCGAACTGCCGCGCGATCGAGTCGACCGCACTGATCTCCGGGACAAGTCCGCCGGACTCGAACGCGTTGATTCCTTGCAGCAGCGGCAGAAACCTTTGCGTAGCTTGTTTGTTGACGACGAATTCACCGGCTGTCAGCCACGCCGGCACGTTGTCAATGCCGCCCGGCCCCCGCACGCTGCCGCCCTTGACATACCAGTTGTTCGCTTCATGGAAGGCCAACGCGGCACTCGGTGTGCCGTAGCGCTTTTGGATGTACTGAAACATCAGCTGCAACTGCGCGCGCGGGTCGCTAGTCGGCGCAGCGCCGTACTCGGCGAACGTGGTGTCAAGGAACTGGCCGATTCCGAATGCCGAGCTGCTCGGGTTCTTTGCCCAGTTGTCGTAGCCAGATTCCTTCATCACCAGCCGGTCGAACGCGGCCCACTCGCCCGGGTTGAAGTAGGTCGGGAACATCGACTGTGCGAGCTGCTTGTTCGACTGTTTCTGCGCCGGGCTGCTCGGTGTCGGGCTCGACTGTCCAGGCAGCAGCCCACTGCGCGGTAGCACCAGGCCTTCGCCTGCGCCGATGGTTGGACCGCCCGGCCCGCCGATGGTGAAACCAGGACCGCCGCCCGACCCCGGCGCAGCTGGCGCGCCCGGCCCCAGCGGCGTCAGAAGCGGATTCTGGCCGGCCGGATAGCTACCCGGCGCGCCCGGCAGAACCAGCCCTGGCAGCGGCGTCTTCGACAGCTTGTCCAGGGATGCCTGTAAGTCCTTCACATCGCCAGCCGACGTGCTAGCGCGCTGACCAATGCCGTCGATCGAGTCGTCGAGGTCTTCGCCTTTACTGGCGGAGTTTTTCATCTCGTCGCCGAGAGCGCCGATGCGGTCCTTCAGCCCCGGAAGGGTGGAGCGCACATCGTCAATCACGCCGATCGATGTGTCGAGAACGTCGGGGAATTCGGACATTCCGGCCGCAGTCGTCTTTCCGGCATCCGCGAGGTCACGCAATCCCTGCCCGAGCCCACCGATTCCGGGAACCCAGTCCGGCAGCAGCCCAATCATGTCGCCGAAGATGCCGGCGAACGTCGACACTTTGTCCACCAGATGGCCGAAGTAGAGCGCCGACGCCTCTGCGAACGGCTTCATGATCCGCAGGAAACCCGCAGCGAACGCCGCGACGGCATCGACGCCATCGATCAGGCCTCCGGCGATTCCGATCGCCGCAGAGATGATCTCGTCTTTGTTCTCGATGACCTTGGTGGTCAACGACTCCAGCCCGGTCGACGCCTCGGTGAACACGAGATTGGCCAGCGGTTCGAGCGCGATCGCGACGTTGTTCTTGAACTCTTGCCACGCCTCCGCGCCGTCATCAGTCGACTCGGCCACCTCATTGATCGACTGCGGCGTCTGACTCATCGCCGCGTTGAGCGCCTCAATGTCGAGTTTCCCGCTCTTGATCAAGCCGAAGAAGTTCACACCGCCGCGCGTGCCGAACACCTTGCCGGTCAGATCAGCAGCACCAGCCTCATCGCCGATAGAGACGAGCCGCTGAATCTCGGTGATGGTGTCGCGCAGTCCCTGCTGCGCCGGAATTCCCTCTCGGGCAAAGTATCCGAACGCGCTGTTGAGGGTCGCGACCGTCCGGTTGGCATCGATGCCTTCTTCTTCGAAAAGCGCCAGCAACGCCGCGGATTGGCCGAAGCCCAGCCCGAACTGGCGCATCGCTTCACCGTTTTTGGCCATGATGGCCGTCAGGTCGTCGACACCGACCCCGGCGGTAGTAGTGATCGTGTAGAGCTGATCGAGAGCCCCGACCTGATCCTTGGCCTCGACTCCGAACCCGCGGAACGCCTTACCCAAGTCCCGCATGTTCAGCTGGTCGCCGGTCATGCGGTTCAGGTTGGCGATGGTCTTAGCGACCGCTTCGAGATCACCACCAGTCAAATGCAGGTTGCGGCGCGTCTCCGCGAAAACGTCGCCGAGTTCGGTGATCCCGACCGGTGTCGTGCGAGCAACGTTCTTGATCGACTCCGCCAACGCGTCGAGTTCGGCCCCCGTCGCACCCGTCTTCACCCGCAAGTTGTCAGCGACGTCGTCGAACTGCGCGCCGAGTTCATACAACTCGCGCGTAGCCCGCACCGCACCGACCGCCACCGCGCCCAGCACCGCCACACCACCGATCGCCACCGCCTGCGCAGCGAACGCCGCACCAGAACGCGCCGCACTCGTCAACGTGGAGCCGAACCGGCCGATACCGCGGTCAGCATCAGCGGTACCGCTGTTCATCCGCCGCTGCGCGTCATCCATATCGGAGTAGGCGCGCCGCGCATCGCCGATCACGCGCTGCTGATCGCGATAGGCCTTGTTTCGGCGTTCCTCGATCGCGACGATCCGATCGTTTCGGGCACCGGATTCGCGGGCCTGCTTAAGCGCCTCTTCCTCCTTGCGGAGCTTCCCAGCCGCGTCCTGCACCTTGTCGTACAGCTTCGCGTAGGTGTCGGCGGCCTTCCTGAACTCCGCCTGACCATCAGCGAAGCCCTCACCGAGTTTCTTGCTGCCCTTCTTGCCGGCGTCTTTGAAGACGCCGCCGAGTTCCTTCTCCGCCGCCTTGCTGGTGTCTCGAAAACTCAGCAGAACAGGCAGCGTGAACGTTTCGGCGATCTCGGCCATCGTTGCGCTCCGATCCGTTTCAAAATTTCCCGAAATCGAGGGGGGAGAGGCCGCCTTACCGCGGGGAGTCGGCCGTTGGTCAGGGTGTTTGTGATGTTGACCCCCTTGGGGGTGGGTGTTCCGCGGGCGGCGGGTGGAAAGGGGCTGACCGAGGGAGCCGCCGCCCGCGGAAGCTGTTAGGCGGCGGTGAGGTCGGCTATGACGACACCCATCGGCTGGAATACCGACGTGGCGAATCTGCCCTCGCAACGAGCGCGCACCTTGTTGGTTGCGAAGTCATCCTGGAAGAGCTGCGTCCACTCGATCCTGACGCCGAGCTTGTCGGTATCAACGCCGACTGCCCCGGAGGCCAAGACGCGAGCTTCGCCTGCCGTTGCGACGTTCGCGACGACGACCGGAGCGCCGAACAGGCGTCGGCTCGCGGGATCGTATGGCAGTCCGCGGAACTCGACTGCGGCGTCTGCGGACAGCTGAAGCTCGATCTCTTCCCAATCGAGCGGGTGCACCACGATGGCGCTGGGGCTGAAGTCGAGCACCTCAAGCTTGGTGATGCACTTGCGGATTGTGGTCAGCTTGTTCGTGGCGAATGCCTGTGTCTGGACACCGCTGGTGGCGTCGATGTCTTCGAGCACTTTCTCTTCGACCGCCAAGCGAAGACCGTAGCTGAGCTCTTCCTCCATGAATGGCTTCAGTGCCTCGGCATCGTCAAACCAGTATCTTGCGACTCCCTGGGACAGATGCGCGATGATATCCAACGAGTTGTCGATCTTGATGATGGTGTAGTCGGATTCCGGTTTGGTTTGGCCCTCGGGCACAACGGCTGCGGCGTTGTTTCGCACGCTCTGCCTGATATACCCAAACGTCGGCTGGTCGTGCATCTTCACTGGTAGCACGTTGAGCAGCGAAGTCGCGGGTCTACCCATTGGAATCGGCGTGGTCATGAGTTCGGCGTCGATGAAAACTGCGCTGTCGGCCGCCAGCGCCTTCTTGCCCACCGGCATGACCTTCTCAGCAGCGCCAGCGGCCCACGCCTTGCTGAACGACAGGAATCTGTCGCCGTTTCCGGCGTCTTGGCCTCGGGCCATGTCGTCGAGCTGGCCCAAGATGTTGGCGGACTTCGCGTCGGCGCTCAAGTCATCGTTGATGCTCTTGACCTCGGTTATCTTGCCTTCGACGGTCTGGAGTTCTTGGTATGTGAGGTCTCGGTCTTCGCCCTTGGCCTTCTCGACGATGGCTTTGGCCTCGGCGAGGAGTTGGTCTCGGCGTTCTTTCAGATTCATGGTGTGCGCCTCCTAGCGCAATCCGGCGCGCAGCGGCGCGCTACGTGTGTGGATTCGCTTGGGAGACGGACGGATTCGGCGTGGTCGGCCCCGATCCGAGTCGGGCGACGGTTCCTTACCGCTGGTCTGAAACCAAGTCTTACGGTTCCGGTTCGTCGAGGGCGCGGCGCCGGGGTGCTCCCGCTGCGTGGCGGGCCGATGCCGGACGCCGCCGCCCCACTGACAGAAACCGATCCGCACAGCCAGCATAACCCGCTACTCCGACTTTTCCGCGAAGGCGATGGCTTCCATTGCGTACATGTCGAGAATCCTTTGGCAGTCGATGTCGTAGAACTCCTTGGCGATCGCCGCCAGCCGGGTCGCGGTCGCGAGCACGAGGCCGGCCAGGCCGACTGGTCCGTCTTGGCTCATGGTTTCGGCGATGACCGCTTGGGCGCCGTCGTTGTCGTTCGCCGCTAGTGCGGCGGTGATGCGTGCGCTGCGGGCGGCGTCGAGTGCGCTACTGCTCATCGTCGGCTTCCTGCGCGCCGAGAATGACTCCCTCGAAGAGCTGCCGAATCTGTGTCTCGCTCATCGCGGGTTGCTTCATGCCTGCGACGAGATCGTTGACCACGACTGCGATCAGCAGGTGTAGTGCGTCTTCTTCTTGCGCGTCGATGAGGGCGCGGTTGATGCGGGGAATGTCGCCGTCGAGCAGTGCGAGCACGATTCGGGCGGCGCGGGATTGGTCGATTGGTCGGATGGCCATATTGGTTGCTCCTTCAGTTCGGTTGTGGTGTCGAGATGCGGCCGGCGACTACGCCGAGCGGTCGTTCTGCCGCCGGCAAGCTGTCGAGCCAATCTCGGCAGGCTTCGAGCGCGGGACATGCCTTGCAAAGGCGGATGGCGGTCGTCGCTGCGTAGTCGCGCGTCTCGGGGTCGGTTGTGTCGCTGGATGTGTAGAAGACGTGTGGGTGGTCGGGGCACAGGGCGCCGGGAAGCACCGGGACTCCATGCAGGATTCTGGCGAGAAGTGCGATTGCCTCGGGTGTCATAGGCGTGTCCCGTCCGGTGCCATCGTGTCGCCGTAGGTTTGCGGATCGTCGTAGGGCGCGCGCTCGAACTCAGTGAGATCCCTTACTGCAGCGCGCCACTCCCCGACTTCAGCTGTCACCGGTTTTGTCCAGCGTTCTGTCCTGTCCACCCCTCTAAAGAGGGGTGGTGGTGGACAGAGTGGACAGATTCAGTGAACAAGCGGTGGACAAGTGGACAGATCATCATTCGGCCTCCTGCTTGTAGAACGGTCGTTTGTCGGTGCCCACATTGATGAGATCGCCTGCTTTGAGCAGGTCAGATAGGGCGCGATGGAAAGTGGCCGAGGGCATTCCGGCTACATTCCGCAGCTCTGATTTGCTCGCTCCGATGTTCGCGAAATGCTGAACAAAGGTGGACAAGAGCTTGTCTGCGCGCTCGGTTTGTCCACCCCCCCGGTGGACAGATATCGCGGCGCTTCTGGTGCCTTCGATCGGGTCGATTCTGAGTTCGTGCCGGTCGTATTCGGGGCCGTCTTTTCGCTTTTCGCGGTTGAGCGTGATGACCCCACCCTCTTTGACAGTCGAGTAGACGGTGTCTACGCCGCTCTCGAATGCTGAAGACCCACGCAGTGTCTTGCCGTCCTTGCCGGTGTGGTGGACGCCGAGAATGACTCCTCGGCCGCCCGGCGTGCGGCCAAGGAGCCGCGTCAGGACGTCGATAACGATCCCGCAGTCCTTGGCTGAGTTCTCGTCCGCCCCGACCATGCAGCGAGCCAGTGTGTCGAGAATGACGAAGTCGAAGCCACCCCAATCGATGAGGGCCGAGAGGTTGACGACGTCGACGGTCCTGGTGAGGTTGACGGGCACTTTGAGTATCTGGAGGTTGGTGTCATCGATTGCGCACTGCCATGCGATTTCCCACGCATCGGTACGCCCTTTGAATCCGAAGGCTCCCTCTGCCGCGACGTACAGGACGCGGCGCTGTGCGACGCGGCGGCCTTGCCACTTGCGGCCCATCGCGACGCTGGCCGCCCAGTCGAGCGCGATGAGCGTCTTTGCGGTGCCCCACTTCCCGTACAGCAATGCTGTGGTGCCTTGGTCCAGCACATTGGCGATGAGCGGCTCGGGATCTGGAAGTGCTCGCAGTGCGGATCGATTGAGCAGCATCTCTGCGAGCACCGGCGGACCGAGGTGGTTGCCGTTGTGTGGTGTTGGTTCTTCGGCCGGTTCTGGTGGGCCGGGGTCACCTGTGAACGCGCTGGAGTAGGCGGCGAGGATGTCGGCGGCGTCTGGCATCATGCGACCTCGCCGTCGCATGCGGCGTGGAGCTGCTCGGCGAGTACGCGGTCGGGCCCGCCGCGTTGCCACAGCGCGCGTAGTACTTCGATTGGCAGCAGCGGAAGTTCGCCGCAGAACAGCAGTCTGAGCGCGGCGTCGCGCCATCCGTCGAGCGCGTGATCGCTCAGCGGCGGCTCGGTGCACCTACACGTCCAGCTGTCTTTGCAGCCGCAGTCGAGCGGTTCGACACGGCGAGCGGCTTCGTGGCGGCGTTTCCAGGCCGCGACGCCGCTATGCTGACTGATACCCCTTTCGGAGGTGGCCGCCGAGTCCTGCCCTGGCCGGCGGCTTCTTCGTTCGTAGACCCTCATGCCGCACCGCCCGCCCGAAGTAGCGAAGCGATGCGATCCCGCTGCGCTTCGGTGAGGGGCGGCGCTTCAGCCACCACGCGTCGCACGTGCTGTTCGAGCGTTGCGGCCGCGAGGTCGCGGCGCGCTTCAGTGTGATCTTTGTCTGGATGGTGCCGCACTGCGGCGGCGAGTCGCGCACGTTGAGCGAGTAAGGGATTCGACATGGGGAAGCTCCATCAGCGCAGGAGTTGCGCCACCCCGACAAGGTGCGGCAGGACTCCTGGCTGGTAATCGGCTTCCCAGGCTCACCGGCGTAGATGGAGATGCGCTATTGCTTCCAAGCTAGCATTGCTAGCCGCCAAGTACGTGGACGTGCACCTCGCGAGTTCGGTCGCGTCGCGCAGCCTCAGCTTCCTCGTAGGCACGCTCGACGCTCAACAGCAGATTGAGCCGCTTGCCATCGTGGAGGCAACGGTCGCAGGTGAATCGAAGCGGCTCCCGACCAGTGATCTCGCAGCCCTTCCGATGCTTATCAAGTACCAATGTCGTTCGCACCGGGTTGTCGAACTGCATGAGGTACCCGACTACATGGCGGGCTGGACACTCCAGCCGCACCTGGCCGTCTACGTAGTCGAAGACGTAACCGTGCTCAGCACGGAACCTCTGCGATCGGCGGCTCATGCCTTCCTCCACTTGATTTCGACGGTTTCGGGGCGGAAGGTGCGTGTGCCACGGCCGGGCAAGTGCAGCACCGGCGTCATCAGGGCGGAGATGATGCCGCGGCGTTGGGCAGTCGAAAGCCCGCCCCAAGTTTCACGGACGTCTTCCGCAGCGACGATCGCGAGCGGCGACGAGGATCCGGCAGCCGCGATCTGCGCCTCGATTTCGCCAAGCCGTTCCAGGACGCGAGTGTTGGCCGTTCGGAACTGCTCTCGTGTCATGGCACCGTCCGCGTAGTCGAGCGCGATGTCGTCGCGGCGCCGGCGCAGCGTGTCGGCCTCCGTCATCAACGCATCAGCATCGGGCAGATCGGCCGTCCACAATTCAGCCGCGTCGGGCTGAGTAAGCCGCGCCAGCACCAGCTCTGTCACGTACTCATCGACCGGATCGGACTTCCTCGCCACATGCGCGCCGCTCTTGCATCGATAGGTTCGGCCGCCTGGATTGGCGGCCGAACCTCGATGCACGGTCGCACCACAGACCCCACACACCGCGACGCCGGTCAGTAATCCCTTGCCGCCGATTGGTGCACGACGGCGCTCGGGGGCACACAAGATGCGCACTGCTGCCCGCCACGTCGCTTCATCAACGATGGCCGACCACTCCGCTGATCCGACAATGCCCAGTTCGGGGTTCTTGCGGATCGTCGCTCGATCCTCCTGCGCGCGATAGCGCCTCAGCCCGGCATGGCGCGGATTCGTCAGGACGTCCTTGACCGCGTGCCTGCTCCACCGCGAGGCGCCTTGCGTCGTAGCGATCCCCGACGCTTCCCACCGCCTCGCAATCTCAGCGAGCGACTCGCCGGCGAGCACATCCGCGAAGCCCTGTTTGATCAGCGCGGCCTCGTCCTCGCGCACAGTCACGCCGTCAGCCTCGAAACCGAACGCTCGGCGCCCACCTACCCACCGCCCCTGCTTCGCGGCCTGTATGGCCGCTGAGCGCTGCCGCGCGCTCTTGCGCTCCACCTCGCCCTGCGCCACCGACGACAGAATGCGAGCAACCAATCTGCCGCCGTCCGTTGACGTATCGACGCCATCGGCCGCAGTGACAATCGCTGTCTGCGTCTTCTGACACCGTTCGAGCACGCTCTCAAACTCGGCGAGCCGACGCAGTAGCCGGTCCATGTGGCGCGCCACGATCACGTCGAACTCGCCGCGATCGACTCCAGCCATCATCTCCTCGAACTGCGGTCGCGGCTTGCGGCTCAGCGCCGACACATCGTTGTCCACGAACTCCCGGGCGACCGTCCAACCGCGAGACTCGATCAAGCGCCGCACATCGTCGCGTTGGCGGTCGACGCCGAGTTGGTCTCCGCTTCTGTCCTGGCTCTGTCTGAGGTAGATCGCTGCGCGCAC